ACGAGCATATTGAAAGATTAGAGCATATTTGTAAAATAGTATTAGCTAGTGGAAAATATTAAGTTTGCTTGGTTACCTACTAAAATGACCAGTGGGAAAACAATATGGCTAAAGTCATATATCCTTCATCGTAATTTATATGACGAGTCAACTGGTAGACCGCCAATGAATAGTTTATTTTTTGAATGGACTGAAACACCGCAAGAAAAAACTTGGAGACTTTTAAAAGAGTCAGTTGTATATAATAGAAATATTTGGAATGATCCAACACTAACAAAACAGGATAAACAATGAGTAAACAACAATATAACTTAAACACAAAGACAGACTACCTAAACCGCAAGATGTTTCTAGACCCAGCAGGTCCAGTTACTATTCAGCGTTTTGAAGAAGTAAAGTATAAAAAGATTGCAGACTTTGAAACAACAGCACGTGGGTTCTTTTGGGTCCCGGAAGAAATTACATTGAGTAAAGATGCTAACGATTTTAAAGATGCTAGTGAAGCAGTTAAGCATATCTTCACTTCAAACCTTTTGCGTCAAACAGCACTAGATAGTTTGCAAGGTCGAGGACCAAGCCAAGTATTTGCCCCTGTAGTCTCTCTCCCAGAATTAGAAGCATTGGTTTATAACTGGACATTTTTTGAAACTAACATTCATAGTCGTAGTTACAGTCACATCATTAGGAACATATATAATGTACCCAAAGAAGTATTCAACACAATCCATGACACTAAAGAAATTGTCGATATGGCATCAAGTATTGGACGTTATTACGATGAGTTGCATATCATCAACAGCAGGAAAGAGCTTGGCGAAGTGGTACCTGAAGAGGTTCATATCAAGGCCATTTGGCTCGCTTTACATGCGAGTTACGCATTAGAAGCATTCCGCTTTATGGTTTCATTTGCTACTAGTCTTGCTATGGTAGAGAATAAGATTTTTATTGGTAACGGAAACATCATTAGCTTGATTCTGCAAGACGAACTATTACACAAAGGTTGGACTGCTTATTTGATTAATCAAGTTGTTAAAGAAGATCCGCGTTTTTCCAAAATTGCACAAGAATGTCAAGAGCAAGTTTTGCAGATTTATAGAGATGTTATTCGTGAAGAAAAAGCCTGGGCAGATTACCTTTTCCAAAAGGGCCCTGTGATTGGTCTTAATGCTAACATCTTAAAAGACTTTGTTGATTATACAGCATCTGATGCTTTAAAACAGATTGGCATTAAATACTGGAATACATCACCAAAGAGTACTCCTATTCCTTGGTTTAACAAACATAGTGACACTAGCAAGAAACAAACTGCCTTACAGGAAAGTGAAAGTACCAATTATGTAATTGGTGTTATGAGTGAAGGCATTGACTATAACGCATTGCCTGCGTTATAATAAGGAAAACAAATGGTACGAGCCTCTGATATTATCAAATCGTTTGAAGCAATAATAAGAGTCAAACAGGATAACGGTAGTGTGTTACAAATAAAAACTATCACACAATCTACCACTTCAGCTATGGCTAAAAAATTATTGCAAGCTCAGTATGGCAAAGGTGCTGTAGTGGGTACACCGAGAGAGATAAAGGTATAAAAATGAAAGCAATCGTTTGGAGCAAATATAACTGTCCTTACTGCGACCAAGCAAAGGCGTTATTGAAATCAAAAGGTATTGAATACACAGAAAAGAAAATTGGTGATGGCTACACCAAGGAAGATTTACTAGAATCAGTTCCAACAGCACGTTCGGTTCCACAAATCTTCTTAGACGAAAAACTCATTGGCGGCTTTACTGAATTAAAACAGTATCTAACCAACAATGAGGTGTTAAATGGATGATAAAGATCTTGATATAAAAGATATAACAATTGATTTAGGCAGTGATCATATTAGTGGCGGATCTAGTGTTGATACAATAACATTAAATACAGGTTGGGATTCAATTGGTACAATTGACATGTCAACTTATAATTCAACTTACAACACATATTCACTACCAGTAAGTACAACATCAGGTTCTAGTTACACTATTTCTAACGGTACTTGGAGCACAACTCCATATATTACTACAACAACCAATCCAGGTATTAGCGTTGAAGGTGATGCTGAATTTAAAGGCAACATCAAAGTTAAAGGCAAAGATTTAAGTGAGTGGATGGAAACATTAGAACGTAGATTAGCAATACTTGTTCCAGATCCTAAAAAATTAGAACAATATGAAGCATTACAAAAAGCATACAAGCATTATAAGATGTTAGAAGCATTGTGTGAAGAAAGAAAAGACGAAGATGAATCCAAGTAAAGAAGTAAGGGATTTTATTGGTAGGCACGGTGTTAAAGTTATTGACACCAATAAACGTGCTCATCGTTTAAGTAAAGCAAATATAGAAATGTTTGCTTTTTCAAATGATTACAATAAATTTCTATCTGATAGGATGACTTTTGAAACTGAACCATTATACACAGTGGAAATTGCTGAAAGTGAATTAGACAGAATTGCTAAATTTGAACAGCAGGTGTTTAATAATATGGCAGAGAAGGGTCATTACAATATGTTTGAAACTTTGATGCAACAAAAAGAAGAAGAGCAGTATCTTAAGGAAAAATACCCCGCAGTCAAAAAAGCCTACGAGCATTATAGCTTAATGCTTAAATTGGCAAAATCTGGTGAGCTTCCAGGTTGACTTTGACTTGACATTGTTGTAAAATTACGGCATAACCCAGGGGCTTCTATGGAATCTACAATTCTAACTCTTTTTACTCTTCTAGTATTAAAACATTTTCTAGCTGATTTTGTTTTTCAGACCAATAACATGGTAATGGAAAAAGGGAATTATGGAGCCAAGTGGGGTATATATCATTCTCTTATTCATGCTGTTTTAACTGGTCTAGTTTTTTATGCTGTCTTTACTGACGTTATATCAGTGTTATTGATGGCATTTATTGACGGGGTGGTCCACTATCACATTGATTGGGCCAAAATGAACATCAACAAGAACAGAAACCTAACACCATCTGATGAACCATTTTGGTTTTGGTTAGGAATAGATCAGTTGATGCACTACTTAACATATATAGGATTAATAGCACTAGCAATATAGTGCTGAGAGATATGAAAATAAAAAAACAATATGAATTAAATGAAGATGCGTGGATACATCTTGGTGGTGATAGATTGTCTAAAGGTAAGGTAATTGATATTTTTGATTTGGCTCACGCTGGATATAGCAAAGATATAGAATTTTATATTATTGAGATACCAACAGAAATTGAACCTCTATTAGAAGTTAGAACATGGGAACAGATAAGCCAAGATCCTAAAGGACCTATTGGTGCATACAGATCAATTAGACAAGAAATTGCAACTAAAAAGTTTTTAGGAAAAGTTGGTATAAAAATTCCACCAGAATCTCAAATTGAAAAAGTTCAATTTTTACCAGAAAATACAATAGTAGACATTGAAGAAACTAAAACAGAGATTACTGAAGTATTAGACATTTACGACCCAACCCCAGAAGAAGTTAATGCCGCAATTGAAAGATCCATACGGCAGAACAAAGAAATGTATAGAGTGAATACATTATCTGAAAAACCAAAAAGATATTACGGAAAAAAGAAACATGAAAAAAGAGCTTGATGAACTATTGTGTAAAAAGTATCCAAAGCTGTTTTTTGAAAGAGACTTGCCAATGTCTCAAACTGCAATGTGTTGGGGTTTCACCTGTGGGGATGGTTGGTTTAATATAATTGATAATTTATGTGCTAATATTCAAAGTCATATTGATTGGAAAAATAAAAACGAAGAAGTTATCACACAAGTCGTAGTCAAACAAGTTAAAGAAAAGTTTGGAACACTTCGTTTTTATATCTCTGGCGGTGACGATTATATTCATGGTCTAATTGCAATGGCAGAATCTATGAGTGGTGTAACTTGCGAAAGTTGTGGCTCTCCTGGAACTCGACAAGGCAGAGGATGGATACGTACTTTGTGTGACAAACATGAAGAAGAACGTGCTACACAATATGCCAAAGACAACGGACTTGAAATTTGAAAAAGTTAAACCGTTGACATTGCGAATCGTTGACGGAGGAACTTATAAAGATGAAGTCATCACTGAAATACAAAATTGGTGCAATGCCAATAATTGCGGAGTACGAACAAGTTGGGATATGTTTCGCTTTGTAAATCCTGAACAAATCACATTATTTTTATTGCGTTGGAGTTCTTGATTTAACTTTTTGTTTTTGCTACAATATAGTATGAAACCCCTTATCTATACTAAAAAAGAATGGAATGAAATCTTAGAAAATATTAAAAGAGATCATCCACCTAGTATCTATATGATAAGAGAAAAAATGCGTAGAAAATTAGGATTTACCACAAGAGAACATACTGCATGGGAACCTGGAATGGTTAGGTACAAAACTCTTATACATTTAGATTTCTACGACGAAAAATTTAAAACTATGTTTTTGCTCAAATACCATACTAAACTGTATGATACATTGGACAATGAGGACTGTTAATGAAAGTTATATTATCAGGACGGGGTGCAGGGAAAAGTTATTGGACTAATCAAGCTATCAAACGGCTAATGGATGATTTGTGTAACCGTCCAATAGAAGAGTTAATACTTAGTGAAGGCAAAGTCTACGGTAGTAGATATTACTGCGTAGAACCTATTGGTGGTAATTGGAAAGAAATGGAACAATGGTGTTTAGATACGTTTGGGTCAGCTGGTTCTCCTATGTGGGAGGAAAAAACAGCTCCAGAGCCAGATCAGCGTTGGTATAAAAACAATCGACGTTTTTGGTTTCGTAATGATAAAGATAGAACTTGGTTCCTAATGCGTTGGAGATGATATGGATTACATAGAAGATACTATTGCTGAAGATTTAGGTAGACAAATAAAAGAAGAGATTGATAGAGAAATTTTATTTGATCTATTAGTCGAGATAGGATGGACAAGAATTGAACTACCAAATAAGTTTTTACCTGTATCTGGTGTAGAACTACACAAATGGCGTGAACAAAATTTAACAGGACATTATAGAGCTCACGAACATATTTGGCTGTTTGAAAAATCACAAGATGCAGTGCTATTTGCACTAAGATGGTCATGACTAATGAAGAGTATTTAAATCAATCATTTATTGATAAACGAAATCAATATTGGCAGTCAATACATGCCATGCGTCCAGAATATATGGAAGAATTTAAGGGTATACATGACTTAACTGTAAGACTTAGCATACATCATTGGGCAGAGAAAAAGTATGGATTTCTCATGGAGACTGATACAGATGGCAATTATACTGCCAACTATACAGTAACAGATAGTAAAAAATTCTTACTATTTCAAATAAAGTATTGGCGATGATTAAAATAGTGTGGGGAAGAAGTATAGGTTGGAATATGAGTCTTAACGGTGTAGAAAAATTTAGCCCAGATACATGGAGTCCTATGAAAATTACCAGTATTATTACAAATGGTTGTGACTGTTATCCATGGCATGAAATATTTGCTTGGATTCCTGTTAAAACGGTTACCGGAAATTATGCTTGGTGGCGAAAAATTTATAAAAGAAAAGTTTGGGCTGTTTGGGGCACAGGGTTTCATATGGAACCAATTGTACAGTATGCTGACATATTTGAGATAATACGAGCAGACGATGAAATTCTAGGACATGGTTATTAATAAATGATAGCAGATAAAGAATATCATGGAGTACAGGTAGAAAACTATTCTATACCAGAACATGTTATAAAATGGCTCGATGAAAAAATTGGTGAAGGACGTTGGTTTATAAAAGGAACAATCGGCGGACAAACCATTTACTTTGAAAATGAAAGAGATCATTTTTTCTTTTTAATGACATGGGGTCAATAGTGGATAATTACTATGAAGGATATTTGGGCTTTGCTCCCAAAAAGAAAATTCAAAAATATATGGTAATTGAAGACAGAGTACACGAAATACATAATGTAATTGTACATAAATTTAACATGGGTGATGTAGAAGATCCTGAACTGTATGCCGCAGAGCCTTTATTAGAATGGCAAAATAGTGAACAAGGACAGTGGGTAATGTCTCATGCTATGGAGACTCCTATGTGGCATAGGCATATAGATCAGTTTAGTTATGGACACGCATTTGCTATCACAGCAAAATTAAAAGCAAAGGATTATTCTTTCTTTCTATTAAAATGGGGTGAAGAAGGCACTCTCAAATGACACGACGAATCAACGCAATAGTAGCAGTGGACGAACACTGGGGCATAGGCAAGGATGGTACAATGCCTTGGCCAACTTTATCAGAAGATCTAAAACGTTTTAAAAAACTAACAGACGGAAGTTTGATAGTTATGGGTAAAAATACTTGGTTAAGTTTACCAAAAAGACCACTACCAGGAAGAGATAACGTTGTTGTTAGTAGAACACTGGATGACGATTCCGTTATTGTACTATCTGGTGATCCAAAAACGATAATTAATAAGTTAAAGCAACAGACTGACAAGGATATTTGGATAATAGGCGGAGCAGACATTTACCGTCAATTCTTACCTTTTTGCCATAGTGTGTACATCACACGTATTGATGGTGATTTCAACTGTGACACCAAATTCCCAGAAGCTGTCTTAACACGTCGATTTGTACTAGATTACATTGAAGATGATATACTAGACAACGACATTTTAACTACATACGAAATATGGGAAAAAGATGACATTTTTAATTAAAAAACCCTCTAGACCAGGGGATATTATTACATTTAAACTAGAAACCGCTGAAGAAGTTATTGCGAAGCTAGTTGAGGAAACAGATACATTATATAAATTGGAACGCCCAATGACTTTGAGCTATAGTGCTCAAGGAGTGGGATTAACTCCTTGGTTAATCACTTCAGAAGCAGAAGCAACTATTGAGATCGAAAAGCGTAGAGTTTTGGCTACTACTCCTACTATGAAAAACGCTTCTGATCAATACATACAAGGAACCACTGGAATTAAAGTAGTATAAATACTCTACATAGGAGAATTTATGAGTTTGCCAGCAGTCATTACCTTCCAAGCAATCGCGTCAGTTACAGGACAAGCAACAGGTGTTCCAGGTACTGCGACTTTGACTTTATACGATTATAAAGCAGAACTTGGCCTACTTGATGCTGAGATCAAATTACTGGCAACGGCCCTAACCGCTATGAGTGCTGAATTAACTCTAATCAGTGCTGAATTGGTTAAAATACAAAATTTTCTTCTAGCAGTACAAAGTCCTACTGGTGATTTTAGGACAGTTAGTCCAGAAGATGTTGCTAATACAACTTTAGTAACTACTGCATTGGCTTCCAATGTTCCTCCAATACCAGTTACACCGGAGTCAACATCATGATATCAATAGCACCTGCAACTGGTCCAGATAATAGTGTAGAGTTACAAACGCTTGTAACTTCCATGTCAAGTGTTGCATTAAAAGCAGGTTCAGTTGCCACTGCTTTGGGTAACATTACATTACAAATTCAGGCTATCAATTTACAATTACTCAAAGCAAATAGGGGGACGGCTGTAGGTGTTAAGAGTTTAACTGCGGGAAATAATTATTCTGTCAATAAAGCAGTTTTGGAAAGAAGAAACACTTTAGCAGGTGCAGAAGACCAGTTCCCAATTCCTCCAACCCCACCAGGAATTTAAATGCCATTTGTAGCCAGAATTGGAGATG